AGCCCAATCCTCAAGCGTTCTTGTGAAAGGCATTGTCCCCATTAGGTCGGCATCTCTGTACTTACCCTCTAGGTCAAGGCCCACAAATTTTTCAATGTAAGACTCAATCGCTGATGCGTGTGACTGCTTCACATCTTCTGATGAGTTAGGTATGCCGCCTAATTCTCGTTCAGTCTTTGTCAATTTAGCAAATTGTTTGTCAGGTCTATTAATTGAAAACCCTCTGTATCCTCTATTCTTTAAGTGATACAACAATCTCGGTTTATTGTTTTCTACCAATATAGGCATACCATAAAACACACAAGCCATCAACACCTCTTCGAAGAATATCTCTGCAGTCTGTGGTCTTGCTATGTACTCTAAGAAGAACTCATTTGTTGGACCCTCGTCCATGTGGAACTTGGTCATTCCATGAAGGGCTCCGTTAGAACCACGTCCGCCAACCACAGCAGATATATCGTATGAATCACATCCAAATGACCCAATATGTTCATTTCCGGGACACTTAATGCCATTACGTAAGTGTACATTATTCTGCAAATGTTTTGGTGGGAACCAGCTTATATTGAACCTGCCCCTTGGGTCAGGGGTCCAAATGACTACTGTATCTTTGATGCCATCCTTCCAAGAGAAAGAGCCCCTAGTAAGGTAGTGCTCCTTAATCATGGAGTCATTGTAGTCAATCTGCTGATATATTTTGGTCAAGTTAAATATGGATGACTTGCTTTCGTCACGGAACGCGTGGCTCTCTGTGCGAGGAAACTGACGATAGAATTCGTTCAATGCGTCAGGGTCATTCTTTAATGACTCAACTTCAGCGTTCCAATAGTCAATGGCTCCATTGGTAATCCAATTGCCATCCACTCCCTTGATAGGTGAATTTGGCTTATTGAAAACTGGGTGGCCATACAGGTCAATAAAGCCTTCCATGTTCCACTCCATTGGAATGAATATAGCGTACAGCCCACTTTTAGTTTGACCGTTGGCGTTACGAGTCTTTACGTTTGACTCTTCGTATATGTCCTTGAAGTTCTGACCTCCTTTATTTAGCGCATTTGATGTTGAACCCATCATGCACTTGCCGATAATCTTGCTACCAAGACGAAGACAGGTCTTGGTTACACGCCAGTTTTCTTTGATGTTTACAGGCTTAGTCCATTTTCCTGATTCGTCATGAGCCAAAAACAATAGCTTCTCACCATCGTATGAGTTGTCTTCTGTATTCTTCCAGTCAATGGTGGTGTCGAGTCCTTCAATCTCATTGTCGTCAGACTCATACATATTCTTCTTAGTAATCTTGGACGCAGGGATTCTAAACGCCAACTCTGTCTTTGGCTTGTCCATACCGTCCATGATAGGCTTGAAGAAGAATGGCAGACGGCTGTTAATTGGCACCACCTTGTCGGTGAACATCTTCTTAGCATCGGCACCAGTCTTAGACAAAATACCTATACGTGCGTCACGTGCTAGCGTGCCTATGTTAACGCACTCAGATGATGACATGAATGAGAATCCTGAGCGTCTAATCTTTAGGTAGACCATGCCGAATGACCTTGGGTCAGCGCGACAGGCTTCCCAAAACAGCCAATAGATGCGGTTGGCTTCACGGAAGTCGGGGTAGCCTACGTCAATGCTGGACCACTGCAGGTACATATAGTGTGAGCCTGTGATGTAGGTCTTGACACCATTGTTCATGAACCAATACCCGTTCTCTCTGTAGTCGAACTCTTGCTCGATGTAGTCTACCCAGCGGTCCTTGAACTCCCTTGGCTTTTCGTTCCACTGGAAGATGGACTGAATCTTTGCCAATTCCTTGGGGATATCTTCTCTCTCCCAATACTGTTCAGCCTTAGATGGGTGTCTTTGAAAACACTTTTCGGGCGTAGCCGGCAGCGCAATCTTTAGCCCTGATATCTCTACCACCTCGCCAATCTTGCCTGTCTTAGAAATGACAACGACATCGTACTGCTCATTGTAACCATAGAGCCACGACATCACTCTATTCTTATTAGAGATTACTGCAGGAGGAATACAATCCTTTAATACCCTACACAGACTACTGCTTTGACCTTCGCTCTGCAAACCCTTGTTTAGTATCAGTTCTACTTATCCCTTTGTCTATCGCCTCTAAGCCCTCTTTTTCTGACTCTATTCTATTGAGAATCTCAAACGCATCAAATATTGCTAGCTTCTTTGTAGCCGCTGCATTCTTTAATCTGTCTGCTGCAAGCTCACCGTCCTCATCGCCACTCTTTACCACGCTCTCTTCGGCCACCTTAATCAATTCGTCTACGGCCTTGTAACCTGCATTAATAATTCTAAGCTTAATTTCTTTCGAATCTCTCATAGCTTGTACTTCAAGAATGCAACCTGAATTAATCTAGCTGATTCACCTTCGCCAAAGTTCTCAAACAAATTCCTAGAGTGTGGTAGACCAGAGTCAAAAGCAATCATTCTATTGAACTTTGAATAGACCACGACTAACGGGTTACTTTCCTCGTCATATATTGTGGTCCCGTCTTCAACTGGAGACATCTCATTCAAATAGAGTATGCAAGTGATGTCTCCCATCATTTCATCCGTGTGAATAAAATTTGGCTCCTCCTGATTTAGTGGAGACCTCCTTACAAAATTAAGCTCTACTCTATAGTCAGGAAATAGTTTAGATACAAATTTGGCAAAGTCATCGTGAATTCCTCTAGGCTGTATGTTTCTAAAGACGTGCTGTCCATCTGCCACGTCCTGAAACCCGTATAAATAAATTTCTGAGACATAATGTGTCGGGTCTTGGAGTACGTTGTCAAAAGATAGTAAATTCATAGCTTGATAGTTATCTGATGGTCAAACATTCTGTAAAGTTTTTCTTCATCAACGGTAAACTCGTATTCACTATCAGGTGTAAAGCAGACCATATCGCCTTCTTTTATGCCTTGTTTTGAGAGGTAACGGTTAGGATACTTCATTATACCAACAAGAGGTTCTTCGCTAATTGGCTTTTTAATGTAGCTCTCGGTTGCCGGGATAGGCTTCACAAAGCAATACCTATCGTAAGCGTTCCATACCCCATTGCTTTTGTACATAAAGAATTGGTCGGGCTCAATAAAGAACAGGTCATCTTTAAAGAATGACTTGCCGCTTTTTTGCCGACCCTTCATGTCGTTGTAAAACTTAAAGACATTGTGGTGTACGAGCAGGATGTCTCCAATTTGAATCGGTCCTTTGTATCCTAGCGGAGTTTCCATTACTTCAGCAAATCTGTTGGAGAACTTGTGGTCCTCCTCAGATGTGCTTACTATTAGCTCTACACCACCAATGTCTTTTGTATTGTCGTACCTTTTCCCGTTGACGGGTTTGGCAATAAAATAAAATGGGGATTTCATTAGATATTAATATTGTATTCGACCGATACGGGTATCGTAGAATTAAATTCTTTCCAAAGCACTACCTCCAATTTATCGTTGATGATAAATATTTTGAAGGAGTTCTTCTTCTCATCGAATTTAATTAAATGTATTTCATTGGAGTCGCCTAGTATTCGCTGACCCACGATGTAATGCATTGCGCTGCCCTTGTAATCCGGGCCTACCGATATCTTTCTTATGTCCATTAGATTAAATTTTAGTGGGGTGGATGCTTAATGCACCACCCCTAGTTGGTCTGTCCCTGTGATTCGGTACACGTTTCCTGCCACAAGACCACCTGATAGTGCTGCTGCGTTGTTAGCGTATACAGGCACCGATGGTAGAGGCATAGCTAGAATGCTACCGATAGTGAAGTTCTTAGTGATATTGCTATCCTGAGCATCGGTACCGATTAACTTATCGCTATAGGAGACTGTGTTGTCTGTTGAGTATGAGCTTATTTTTGCCATGATTATTCTTCGGTCTCAGGCTGTGGAGGTACAGGAGTTGGAGGAACTGGTGGTACATAGTCTCCTGTGATGGTTAGGTTCAGTTGTTCTGCTACCCAATCCCATGCATAAGAGTCTACTTCCCATTGGGCGTAAGCCTCACCTGACATATTCAAGTTTCCTTGTGCTACTTGTTGACCTACATTCCCCTCTGCTGTTTCAGATAGTAGTTGATAATAGAATGTTGCACTTGTTCCTAGTGTAACATTTACAGCGTAAGCGTTTAAGATAGTTGCCTCTACTGTTTGTCCATTGTCCCAAATGGATACTGGTTCGATTGTTTTCATTTGTTTGTTTGTTTTAAAGTTTAACTGCTCCAATAGCGTATAAATCATCGCCTATTTGTACTGTAATCTGATGGTCTTCTGTTGGCTGAGTTCCAGCAGAAGCTCTTCCTAATTTCCAAGCATCACTCTTAGTTGTGTTAACACCCGGTCTGTAGGTAGTAATTGTGTTGGTAAAGGTATTACCATCAACTCTAAGTTTGTCGCTTGTGTCTGTTGTTGTTCCAATTAGCACATTTGAGTTGGTACCTTTTACTGTAAGAGAAGGTGCCAATAATGCATCATTGTAAATTGTAAAGTCAGATGTTGCGCCATACATTGCGAACGAGAATTTCTGTACTCCATTTGCATATAGTCCAACACCTGAGTTTGGAGAGGCATTCGTTGAGTCTATACGCAATCTTGTAGCGGCACTAGATGACAAGGTCAATGGAAATGCTACCCCACTTACAGGCGTAGGAGTAGTTGTCGTTCCAATCAGCACGTTGCCGCCTGAGGTGATTCGCATTCTTTCAAATGCAGAAAAACTGGAATTTACTGAAGTTGACCTAAATATTATATTATTATTAGTGCCTGTACTATTACCAAGGCAATCTATATATAACCCATTGGCTGTGCCAAATGTGTTTTCTTGTCCATTTACACCCTTAACAACTAACGCAGTATCGGTAGCATTTAATACAAGTGTTGGAGTCCAACCTGCCGAACTTGTAGGACTATCCGTGCCGATGCCTACGTTTCCGCCTGAGCCTTGTAAGGCAATATTATTGGCGTTACCTGATGATGGTATTACACCTTGTATATTAGGTGTTCCTTGATTTGGAAATATAACAATACCTCTATCGTCCGCAGTTGAATAACTATAAAAAGCACCTCTTACTTGAGATTGATATCCATAATAACTAGTCGTATTATTAACAAGCACGTTGCCGCTTGAGGTGATACGCATACGTTCGGTAAATCCCATGGAAAACACCATATTGCCACTTCTTGCGTGTATAGCAAAGTCATTTGTTGCTCCACCACTTACTAATGAACCTGCACTACCT